GAAGTGACGACGAGGCCGATATCGGACGTGGAGATAGGCTGGAGCGCCGGCGCGCTGCCGGACTGCTCGGTGACCTTGATGCCGTGGAACGTGTTCACTGAAGATCCTTCGCGGGGGTGGTCAGAGATTGAGGGGGGCGACGAGGCGCGCGACGGTGCCGTTGGCTCGGCGGCGGTCGAGGATGACGGACGCGCTCCCCTCCCCGTCCCGCACGATCTGGACGCGATCGAGCACAAGGCCGGGCATCCAGCGCATCAGTGCCAACGCCGTGGCGCCGAGCATCCGCTGCCGCAGGCCGGAATTCATCGGCTGGTCCATCAGCTCGCGCAGCTCGGAGCCGAATTCGCGGCGGCCGACGCGGGTGCCGATGCGGGTGGACAGGATGGTGCCGACCATCTGCGCATCCGCCGCATCGCCGACCAGCACCTTGCCGGTGGTGGCGTCCATGACCATCGGCACGGTCACAGCTGGGGAAATCCGGGCAGGTCCGGCAAATCCGGTATCGGGTCGGGAATTTCGGGGATCGGGATGTACGGCGGCGGCGGCAAATCGATGTGGCAATTGCCAAGATCAGCGGCCTTGCGCTCGATCGCAGCGAGTGTCGCCGTCACCTCGGCCGCTAGGATCGCCAGCTCGCCGACATAGGTTTCGATCGGCCGGACATAGGGGCCGAGCACACCGCTGATGAAATCCTTGATCCACGTCGCAAGGGCGATGAGGTTCGCCCCTGGCACCTGCAACAGCGCGAGGATCGGCTGAAGCTTCGCCATTTCCTCGTTGATCTTTTCCTGAATGCCCGCCGCCGCGATGGCGTCGCGGGCGATGTCGGAAAGATCCTGGCATGTGGCGACGGCGTCGACCCGGCGGCGCACGTCTTCGAAAACCTTGGGATCAAGCATCAGCTGATGTCCGTGATTATGCCGCCCTGCACCATCACCACTTGGCCCGTTGCCGTGGAGAAGGTGCCCGAGGCGCCGTTGCCCGCGCTGACGTTGCCCCGCACGGTCAGCGAGCTTTCGACAATGACACCCGCGTCACCGCCGATGCGCAGACCTGCCGGGGCGGCGATCGTCATGCGCGTGCCCTTGACCAGCGAGATCGAGAGATGCCTCGCTTCGGCGTCGAAGGAGACGGTCGAGCCGTCCGGGAACTTGAACAGGTCCAGTTCCGCGCGGTCGGCCGGCGCCGGGTTCTTGTTGGAATAGAGGCCCGCAAGGACCACCCCCGCCTCGGTATCGCCCTCGGGGCAAAGGACGATGACCTGTTCACCTTTAACGGGTGGTGACCAGACGGAGGTGGCCCCGGCGCGACCGGCGAGCCACGGAAGAGGGGCCGTGATGAGATCGCCGATCTCGACCGTGCAGAGCGCCTCACCGAGATCCACGGACGCAACAGCGCCTAGGCGGATGACATCGCCGATCAGGCGTTGGATATCGGTGGGGTCGCTCATGCGGGCCGACCATGGCGGCGGCCTCGCGCCCGCGCATCGCGTGAGACTTGTGCAGACGTTCTCTACAAGAACAGGCTGCAATTCATTGCGGGAAATCGCTTCGCCGGCTAGTTGAGATGCCGGGTTTCAGGTCGAAGGTATACTGTGTTGCGTAAGGATCATCTGGTGGGTGGGCTCGATCTGAGCCGTCCCGGAGTGGAATATGGCCCACTGACGCGCCCGCTCGTCACGAAAGACATGGGGCCGGTGCTCTACGTCGACTATGGCGACACCGAGACGGTGCGCGCGAAGGCCTATCGGGACGATCCGAATGACAGGATCAACCCGGCCGACATCGTTGAAATCGATCTCGTCTGGGGCGAGCGGCCGCTGAAGGAAAGCGGCTCCTTTGCCTATGCGCTGGCCTCCCATGTGATCGAGCATGTCCCAAACCCCATCGGCTGGCTGCTGGAGATCGCCGAGGCGCTGGACGACGACGGCATCATCGCGCTTGCGGTGCCCGACAAGCGCTACACCTTCGATATCCAGCGCCCGCTGAGCACCACGGGCGAGCTGGTGCAATCGTGGCTGGAGAAGCGCGTCAGGCCGTCGATCCGCCAGATCTTCGACAACTGCCGGATGGCCGTCGACATCCCATGCCATGAGATCTGGGCGGGCCGAACGGACGGGCCGGTGATGATGGGTGATATCGCGCTCTCGCTGGCCTATGGGCAATGCGTCGAGCAGCTGACCAGCGACCGCTATATCGACAGCCATTGCTGGGTGTTCTCGCCCGCTTCCTTCCTCGACATCTGCGAGGATCTGATCCGGTTGAAGGTGCTCCCGTTCGAAATCGAGCGGTTCGTGCCGACGAGCCGGGGCGAGCTGGAATTTTTTGTGCGCTTCCGCCGCGCCGGCGAGGATCCGCTCGCCACGATCGCGGCTGCGCGGGAAACCATCCGGCAGGCCGAGCTGGCCAACTGCCCGCCGCCCTCCCCGCCCCGGCCGGCCGGTGGTTTCCTGTCGCAACTGCGTCGACTCCTGCCTGCCTAGATCGCGCTCGCGACCAGCTCGGCCGGCAAGTTTGTGATCAGCAGCTCGCCGGCCTTCTGCCCGGCCGCCCGTGTGATCGTGTAGGTGGTATCGACCGCGTGCTGGTCGAAGGCGCCGAAGATCTCGCGGATGGCGGGATGGTCGTTGATCGACAGCAGGAAGCGCCCCTTAATGCCGGCGAGCTGGGCGGCGATCGCGGCGAAGTCGTCGCAGCCGAAGACCCCGGCGCCATAGTCGCCCTCAGATCCGTAATAGGGGGGATCGAGGTAGAACAGCGCGCCTTCGTGATCATAGCGACGAATGAAATCCGCGTAGGGCAGCTGCTCGATCACCACGCCCTGTAACCGTTCATGCAGCTCGGCGAGCATCGGCTCCAGCTTGCCGACGTCGAAGCGGGCCGGGCTCCGTGCGTCGACGCCAAAGTTGCGCCCGGCCACCTTCCCGCCGAACGCCTGCCGCTGGACATAGAGAAAGCGGACGGCGCGTTGGAGGTCCGTCAGGCGCTCGGGATCCTGCCCCAGCAAACGGTTGAACTCCGCCCGGCTGGCGATCCGAAATTTGAGCATGTCGACCAGATAGACATAGTGCTCGGCGAGGCAGCGGAAGAGCGTGGTCACATCGCCGGAAACGTCATTGATCGCCTCGGCGCGCGGCCGCCGCGTGCGGCGCAGGAAGATGCCGCCCATGCCGACGAAGGGCTCCGCATAGGACGAGTGCGGCACGCGATCGATGATCGCGCACACCCGCCGGGCGAGGTTGCGTTTGCCTCCGATATAGCCGGCTACGGGGCGAACGGGGGCAATCGAGTGGAAACGAGTGGACAAGTCAAACATCCTGCATCAATGCCCCCGCCCGCTGGCCAGCTAGGAGGGGCCGAAACGCGGCATCTGCCGCGCGAGGTGCGAGTGCAGGCTCGCAGGTTGGGGATGGTGGTACATCCCTGCCCCCTCCGAAAAGGCGGCGAACGCCGAGATCAGCCGGCGAGCTTGGCTGGGAGGCGTCGGCTCTTCTTCGGCGCTGTAACCGTCTGAGCCTCCGGCGCGGGCGGCGGCGGGGCGAGGATCGCGCCCACCGCGATCTTCGCCCGCACTCCGCGCCCGACAGCGTCCACGCGGTCACGGGTGGCCGCTTCGTCATATCCGCCAGTGGCATCCACCACCGCGTTGACCGGCCGTTCGTGTACGATGCCGGATGCCGGGTCTGCGAAGGTCGCGGCTACAGAGCGGGTGGCAGGGTCGAATGCGCCGATGGTTATCTTCATGTTCTGGCTCTCGCGGGAGGGGTCGGCCAGACCGTGTCGGCCGGGGTGGAGGCGAATGTGGCGGGCAGATCGCGGAGCTGCTGACGATAGGCCGACCAGGCGCTCCGCTGCTCCCCGTCGAGCGGCGCGTCGGCGAACTGGCTGAAGTCAGACGCGCGGAGCAGCTCGTCGCGGCGGTGACGGAGATAGGCCATCTCTTCGGCCGGGGTCGGCTCGGGGTGCTCGACGACGATCGGGTTCCCCTCGCTGTCGTGGCTGATCATCCAGCCGGCCGACTGCTCCTCCAGCAGCTCTCTGTGGCGCTCGGCCGAAATCTCGACGGCATCCGCAGGAATGGTGGTGTGAAACTCGGGATCATAGAACCCACGCTTAGAAGCCGAATAATACATCGTCATGCCCTCACCAGCCGACTGCTAAGTAATTGATGCGATTTTGACCGCCGACGTTTGTACGGAAATAGAAGCTTCCCGGCCCGGGGGGCGGCGAATAGTTGAACCCAACGACCGCGTTTGGCTGGGCTACAACATCGCTGTTCGCACCGACGAGGGTCAGAATGGCGCGTGGGAAGGCCATCGGCAGAACAATCGCAATGTCGGTGTTCCCGGGAAACGTCCCGGCGACCGTGCCCCATTGCACAATCAGGCCGTTGCTGAACCGGATATAGCCATTGGTGCCGAAGGACGTTCCAAGGTCGCGCAAGAACGCCTCGATCGTAAAACCGTGGAATACGTCCGCATCGAGCCCGGAACCTGCACCGTCATTTGCGGCGTCCCACATTACACTACCGGCGCGCGTGCAAAGCGCAGTATTAATGTTGACCTGATCAAGCAAGCCCGCGCCGGTTGTCGCTAATGATAGGTATTTATAGCCGGGCACATTCGGCCTGATAATGTAGCCCCACGGGTTCGTGGTGCGATTTAGGACGAAATCGCCGCCCGTCTCAACGGACCCCTCAAAGGCTTCGCCCGCTTTGTTCGCCGGATTGTAGCCGAGCCGCGCTTTGATGTCAGCGTACCAGCTGCCCTGCTGACCATCGAGCAAGTCCGAGTCCATTCCCGAACCGGAGCCATCGTTAGATCCACGCCAGACATCGGCGATGTCTTTGTCGAACACGATGTTGCCCTGGTCCGCGCCATCGACCTGTGCCTTCAGGCGCGTACCGCCCCACCCGATCTGGACCTTGCTGGCCCCCTGCCCAGCACCGCCGCCCTGCTGGATTGGCGTATAGCCCAACCGTCCGATGATGTCGGTAAACCAGCTCCCATGCTGACCATCGAGCGTATCAGCATCGACGCCGTTTCCATGTCCGATATTGAGCACGGCCGAGTTGCCCAGGCCGAGCGTGGCGCGTGCGGCCATGGCACTCGCCGAAGCCAGCAGTGTCTTCGTGAAAGCGGTCGGAGATCCTACCCCGAGACGAGCATCCATCCAGGCGGTAAAAGCAGCCAGTAGGCCACGCGGATAGACGGCGCGTGTCGCATCCCTGCCTGCGATCGTCTCCTCGTCCGTGGCCAGCTCCACCACGCCCTGTCGCTCGGTCGTCGCCGGCGGGTTCGAGAAATTGGCATCCCCGAACTGGATCAGCGCTGCGCGCACATCCGGGAACGTGATGTCCGTTTCGAGCAGGAACATCGACCGTTCGGTCTTGATCAGCAGCGGGTCCGCCTGCCCGTAAAGGGCGAAGAGTGTTCCGTCCGCGAGATAGAGGGCGAGCGATCGAACGGTGTAGGATTCCGCGGCTTCGTCGCGCACGACCAAGTGGATCGTATCCGCCGCCACTACGCCGCCCGAAACCGTGCCGATGCGTTTGATCTCGCCGGGCAAGGCGGTCATCGCCGGATCGGGCACGATCGCGGTCGCGGTAACGCCGCATGTCGTGATCTTCACCGCCTTGGTGCCGTCGTGGTCGGCGTTGACCAGAGCAGCGCGGCCGGCGTCAGTGATGGTGATGGTGGGGACTGCGGGCATGTTCCGTCTCGTCAGAACGCCGGCGCCGCATCGAGACGCAGACGCGCGTAAGAGACGGGGCGGATCGCCCCGACCTTGCCGATCGAGCCCACGGCCGAGAGGGACAGCGTGAAGGTGAAATGAGAGCGCACCGGCTTGGTGCGGGTGATGTCCGTGATGACCTGATCGACAAGCGCCGCGCTCGGCACGTAGCCGCCGGCGCCGGTGAGGCCGAGGATCATATCGAAGGTGTGGGGCCGGCCGGGCGGCACCATCTCCCACCATTCACGGATCGCAACGGATCCGCCGAAGGCGGCCACCACTTCCTCGATCGAGGAGCGGGTGCCCTTGGACTGCTGGATGATCATGGCGCGGCGGATCCGCTCGCGCTTCACTGCCTCAGGCCAATCGGGCGACCACACGTCGATCGACAGCGACCAGGCGAGATAGGGCAGCAGCTCGACCGGGCAGGTATCTGGGTTCCACGCCGACGCGATCGGGACGGGGATAGCCTCAAGCCGGCCGATTGCCTGTTCCAGCGCGCGCATCAGCGGGGTCGGGTTGGGCAGCAGCGAAGGCTGTTGCGTGATGGGCTGGCCCGCGAGCTTCTCCCGCGCCGCAGCGAGTGCCGTAGCGAAGCGCGCCTTATCGATGAGGGGCAGCGCACTCATTCGCCGAGCCCGGCCCAATTGAGACGGATCGCGGTGCAGTTGGATGCCTCGGTGCGATCGAGGATCATGTCTTCGGAGAGGCTGCGCAGCTTGATGTTCTGGACGCCGGCCACCTTGAGGGCGCCCGCGACCATGTTGACGTTGATGTCGCGGCCGAGGGCATGGTTTTCGACGGCAAAGGCCTCGGCTTGTCGCTGGGCTTCGGCCATGACGATCGCGCTGTCGGGGCCGGCAAAGGTCCAGATGTCCGCGTCGATTGTGTACTCGCGGATCCGTGCCGACTGGACGATCACATTGTCCGTCATCGGGCGCAGCGTGCGGGCGCTGACATACTCGGCGACCTTTGACACCAGCTCGGGGGAGACGGTCCCCTCCCCTTCCCTGCCCAGCACAGTAACGACGACGGTGCCGGGTTCATCCTCGGGGCTTGTGGCGCTGGCGTCCGCGACCTGTGGGTCAGCGTTGAGCGCGTGGAAGATGTAGGCGCCTTCCGGCCCCGCCGTGGAGTAGCCTTCTGGTGCCAGCGAGATCCGGCGACGGAAATCGGGATCGCTCTCGTAGAGGTCGGGAATGCCAGCGTCGGGATCGCCGGGCGTCAGGAGCCAGCGCTTGAGACGATAGAAGGCGCCGATGTTGTCGAGGTCGGAGCCGGTGGAATAGGCGAGCAGCACGGCCTTGATGCCGTCGTTTACCGATCCGGTCTTGAGCATCACATAGTAGGCGGCGACCTGAAGAACGGCGGCGCCGACATCCGCATCGTTGAGGGGGTCGAAGGTGATGCCGCTACCGGAGCGCTCCAGCACTTCCTGCACGATGGCGGCCATTTCGGCGTAGGTTTGCTCAAACGACAGCTCGACCACCGCTTTCGGCGGCGGGAGCTGCGAGAGATCGACCGCAGTGTAGGGATAGGAGACGGTGGTGTCGGCCATCCCGACGCTATCGTCGTCGGCCCCCGCGCGAGGCTACGCCGGTGGTTTGTCGGGAGCTTCTCTACAAGAACCCGTTGCCAAGCCCGGCCCGAAGGGCCTTTCCTGCGTGTCGTGCAAATAAGCGATGCGTGTGCAGCGCCAGATTATCCACAGGGCAAAGCCCCCGAAACCTCACATTTAGGGTTCAAGTTCTCTTTATTCATCTAGTTCTAGATTCACCCCCAACCAAGCTACGGTAATTAGGGGATAATGAGCCCTCAAAGGTGAGGGTTGGGGTGGGGTTCGGTGAGTTTCGGGGGGCATTCCGGCGAGTTTTCGGGGGCGGTGTGGTGAGAGTCTGGGGGCATTCCGGTGAGTGTTTGGGGGCTTCCCGACCATCGGTGAGTTTTGGGGGGGCGGCCTTTTCAGGGTCGCCGGGCGTGTTATTGTGAGTCCGTTCCTTGGGGAAAGCTCACCGATGACCGCGACGCTAGACCTTACCATCAAGACGCTTGCGCAGCGCACTCGCGGAAACCCCTTTGATCCAGCGGGTTATGGCGAGATCGTCAAGCCCGGCGAGCTGGTCGACATCGTCGAGCTATCGCCGCTTAGCCTCGCCGATCGCCGAGTCTACAACCTTCTGATCGCGAATGCGTGGGATCAGATCGGTGAGCCGGTCATCCACCAGATCCACAAGACGCAGCTCCGGGGCTCCCACAAGAGCAACGAGCGGATCGAGAACAGCCTTTTGCGGCTGATGGGTACGATCGCGATCGTGACGATCCGCAAGGGTGGCAAGGAGTACAAGCGGCGCGTGCAGCTCCTCGGGGCGAGTGACGAGAGCATGGAGAAGGACGGGTTCCTGCAATACCGGATCCCCGAGGAGCTGATCGAGATCCTGCGCAACAGCGAAGTCTATGCCCGACTAAAAACACAGGTGATGTATTGCTTCGAAAGCAAATACTCCCTGTGCCTCTATGAGATGATGGAGCGCCGGATAGGCCTCGAATTCAAGAACTCCGAAACATTCTCGCTTGAGGAGCTACGCGGCCTCCTCAATGTGCCATCGGGCAAGTTGGAGCGGTTCGCAGATCTTAACAAATACTGCCTGAAAGTCGCGATGGACGAGATAAACAAGCTCTGTCCATTCTATGTCGATTTCAAGCCTATCAAGCGCGGCAAGAAGGTCGAGAGCGTTGCGCTCCACTGGTTTGCCAAGACGCAGACCGGGAAGCGGGATGCGCTGAAGCTGATCGACGAGCATAGTGTGGTTCGCCGGGCGAAGCTGCGAGGCCTTGCCGGCGAGCTGCCGGAGATGATGGACTTCCGCCAGCCCGTCTAAAGGTGAGGCCGCCCCCCAACACTCACCTTTGGCTGTGGCGCTAGCGGTGAGGTGGCCCCCCAAAGCTCACTTTTAGGCGAGCCCCCTCCCCCGCTCCATCATCAGCACGCAACCGGATCGTTCACGCGCGGACATGTCCACATGTCGGCATGTTAGCCGAGGCAGCGGCGGCGGAACGCGCCGCCCGGATCGTAGCGGTCCCAGATGATCGCGGCCCCTGCCCTCACCTGGGCGCATGACAGGTCGACCGCGCCAACGCGGCAGAACGCGACCACGCGGTTATAGCTCGTCCCCGTCTGCTCACAGGTGACGCGCTGGCCGAGGGCCAGCCGCGTAAGATTGTCGCGGGCAGCGCCGGCGGACATCGGCGCGCAGGCATTGTGGCAGTTACCCTTCAGCTCGTTCGCGTCGATCGCCGCGAGGCGGACGCGCGTCTCCCCGATGCGGAAGGTATCCCCGTCGTGGACGTTCGTGACGGTGCCCATGATAAGCGCAGCAGCAAGCAACAGCATACAAATCCCTTACTCGTCTTGCATGCGGACGTGTCCGCATGTTCACATGTCGTCGTGTTGTCAGCGCTCGCCGAACGGATGCTTGTCGTACTGGCGCATGAGCAGATCGATGGCCTCCCCCATGAGAGCCTGCAACGTTGTCTCGTGCTCGACTGCCAGCATGTTGAGCGCCCGGCTTACCTCAGGCGAGAAATAGGCGCTGACGGCCTTCTTGCCTTGCCGCGCCGCTGGCCGACCTGCCGCCTTCGCCGGGGCCTCGATCGGCGACGCAGCCTCGGGGGTAACTGCGTGGGTGGTAGTGCGCGTGCGCTGCGCCTTCATGGCGCCGAACCGGCTACTCACTGTGCTTTCTCCTTTTTCCTGTTCACCTTCTTACGTGTCGGCATGTCAACCTGTGAACATGTCCACGCCCACAGCTCCGCCACTTCCTCGGCCGCCTTGCCGTCCGGCTCCGCTTCGCCCGCCGTTCGGCCCTGCGCTGTGCTGTGGTGATAGATGGCGCGCTGCGTCAGCATGGCCGGTGATACCGTGATCCCCATGCCGTCGAGTCCGTCGCCGCCCTCGATCAGCTCGCGCGCATCCTTATAGGCGAGGGGGGCGCGCTGCGGCCCACCTACGAAGACGAGATAGGCAGGCTTGCCTGAAGCGCGGACCAGTTCGGCCGTGGTCTCCACGGCCGCGAGATCGAACGCCTGCGGGCGACAGGGGACAAGGATCAGATCCGCAAGCTTACATGCCTGCCGAGCCATGGCATCGGCGTGGGGAGGGGTGTCGATCACGACTAGGTCGGCACCCAGCTCCTTCGCCTGGTCGAGCTTGCGGGCGAGGAGGGGAGGGGAGGCGCAGTCTACCACCTCTGGCTCTGCGCCTTCCCGCCATTGCCCCCATTGCGACGCTGTCGCCTGCGGATCGGTGTCGAGGATCAGGCTGGCGTGTCCGGCCTGCGCGGCGGCGGTAGCCAGATGGATCGCGAGCGTTGTCTTGCCCGCGCCCCCCTTCTGGCTGATGACGGCAATTGTCCGCATGTCTACTCCCTTACATGTGGGCGTGTGAACACATGGACATGTGCGCCTGTTCGCGTGTTCCGTCAATGTGGAAAGCGGTGGAACGTCAGCCGCGAAGCCGGCGCACCAACCGCTTCCATCCGTCGTCGTCCGGCCAGAACCGTTCGCTGGGACCGCTGGCGCGGGAAGGGGAGGGGAGGACGCGCGGCGCCCGCGCATGGCACTGACTGCACCGGAGGCGGCGCGGCACCGCGTCCAGCACGTCGGGCCAGTTGTGGCAGAGGAACCAGCGCATAAGCTTGGCCGCGTCGATCACGCTGTCGTTGTCACAGCGCCGGCATTGCGCGTGCAGGCGCATGTCATGGCGGACGAGATCCGCGAGCCGATCGAGGCGCCTGCTGCCCATCCCGCTCATGTGGAACGGAATGGGAACATCGACAAGAGTTAGAAGCGGATCCGCTCCACCTCGTCCAGCGTGATCTCGTCTTGCCGGCGATCGTAGAGCTGGGTGGTGCGCGGGGATGCGTGGTTCGCCATGTGCTGCGCCTGGTCGAGCGTCCCGCCGGCAGCGCGGAAGATGGTGATGCCCGTGGCGCGGAAGCTGTGTGCGCCTAGCCGCGTGCGGATCCCAGCGGCCTGCGCGCGGCGCTGGATCATGTCATAGACCGACTGCTGCGGCATCGCCCGGCCGCTGAGCTTGCCGGTGCCGCGCGCGATTGTCTGGAAGAGGGGCACGCGGGGGCTGTCGAGCAGATCGCCTCCCTCCATGTAGGCGACCAGCCACTCTTCCAGCCGGTGATGGCACGGCATCTCGTGGAGCTTGCCGCCCTTCTCATGGAGGCGGACCCACAGCCGGCGGCCCTGCACATAGGCGTCCTCGACGGCCATCGCGGTCGCGGCGCCGACGCGGGCGAAGGTGTAGACCATGAGGCCGATCAGGGCGCGATCGCGGAGACCAATCGGCGTCGACACGTCGATGTGGCGGATCAGCTCGGCCATCTCGTCCGCGATCAGCGCCGGCGTCTTGCCGCGCTTCGTGCTGTAGCTGGGGCCGCGCACCGAGGCGGCTGGGTTGTGGGGGACGATCTGCCCGACGACAAGCCAATCGAACAGGCTTCGGATTCCGGCGAGGCGCTGCTTGACGGTCGGCGCCGCCAGCTCGCGGCCCATCAGCTCGATCCACGCGGCGACGTGGATCGGCCCGATCGCACCGAGCTGGCTGACGCCTTGCGCTGCGCACCACCCGAGGAAGTCGGCCGCTGCATGGCCGTAGGCGCGGCGCGTGTTGGGGTTGCGGATGGATACCGCGAAGAATTCGAGGAAGCGGGTGCGGGCGCGATCGCCGGCAGCGTCGACCAGGGCGGGGAGGGCGAGGGTAGAGGACGCGACGACGGGGAGGGTCATGGTCTATTCCCCCTCGATGACCACGACGGTCGTGGCGTCCTGCTCATGGCGGAAGATGCCTGCGACCGGGACCAGCCGCTCCGTCGCCGCCAGAAAGACGACGCACTGCATATCGGGCGGGAACTCCGCCAGTTTCTCGCGCAGCTCGGCGACGGTCATTCTAGATCCTCTATGATGTCGGCCGCGTTATAGGGGCTAGGCTCTTGCCGGTCATCGCCCTTGGCGAACACAACGACATCGCCCGGCGCAATATCGCGTTGGGCGCGGCGATCCCAACGGGGATGGATGAAATCCGGCTCGCCAAAGAGGCGCCGCGCCCGGTGATATTCGTCACCGCGGAAGGCGACGAAATGGACGGCGGCCGTCATCGCTTCATTCTCTCCGCCTGCCATTCGTTGAAAGCCTTGGCGTGCGTCCTGCACAGATCCTTGCCCGGCGCCGGCGACGTGCTGCAACTGGTGCATATCCGTTTGTCACAGGTGCCGCCGGGCACCTTCCAGTCGCAGAGGAGCGGTGCCGATCGTCCGCACGCGCAGCGAGGGCCGCCGGCGGTGCAGACGATGGCGCAGCCTCCATTCGGCAAGGCGACATGCTCGCAGGCCATCAATCCACGCCTTTCCATTCTTTCGGGGGCGCGCCGCTGTAGCCTCCACTGCGCCGGCCGAGCCGGTCGAGCGCAAGGTTGCATAGGATCATCCACGGGATGAGGTAGAGCGCGCAACGGGCCATATCCGCCTGGACGGCGCCCCATGGGGTTCCCTTGCACCATTCCCACGCGCCCACCATCAGGGCGGCTACAGAGCCCGCTCCGGCTCCCTTCATGATAGCCCGGCTCATGCCGCCTCCGCTGCCGTGGGGTTGCGAGCGCGCAGGGCCTCGGCCGGCCACACGACCTTGCCGCCCTTCTGCGAGTGCCAGGAAAGACGGCCGTGCATGTGCCAATCCATCGGTAGCTCAAACACGCCAAAGCGCAGGCACGGCTCGATGTCGCGCGGATGCTCGGCCAGATAGGAGATGATCGAGCCGGCGGTTTCCATTCCGCCCACGCCGGCCGGGCCGGCGAACACCTCGGCGATCTTAGCGATGCGCTCGATCACGACGCGGGCAGCTTCGGTATTGAGATCGTCCAGATTCATGCGTCGCGCCTCGCCTTGGCTATCTCGATTTCAACCCGTTGCCACTCGATCAGCCGCGCAGCCGTCCGCATGAAGCGGCGGATTTCAACCGTCGACGAAGCATCAATCCCGCGCTCCCGCCAAGCGGGCCAAGCAAGCCCCAGCGCCGCCAAGGGCTTCGCCTGCTCCGCAATCGGAACGTCATCGATCGCGGCGGCGACTTCCTCACGCTGTCCCTGCTCGATCTGGAAGGTGAGATAATCCGCCAGGCTCATGCCGGCCTTGCTGGCGGCGGCGCGCCAAGTGTCTCCCATGGCCATGATCAGGCCTCCATCTGCGCGATGAGGTCGAGTAGGTCATTGTGGAGGGCATGGCCTTCCGCGCATTCGCGCAGCATGGCGAGCATCTTGGAGCGGCCCGCTCCAAGGGCGGCGACCCGTTCGGGCAGGGTGAGCCAGCGCTCCTCGCTGGTGGAGGGAGCCCAAGCGGCATCGAGCGCGGTTTCGACCGCCGCGAAGGTGCTGTCGTCCATCCCGCCGCCGGGCAGACCGCGCACCATGGTCGCGGTGAGGGGCGAGGGGATCGCGCTGGCGGGCAGTGCGGCCAGCTCGTCGTGATCAGCAATCAGGCGACGCGCATCGGCGATGCGGATCTTCTCGTGGCCTTTGGCATAGATCGGGTCTCTCTTAGCGAACTCGCGGACGAAGGCGACCATCGCTTGCGCGGAGTTGGTGATTGCATCGGTTGTCGTGCAGCTCATATCCCTGCGCCCCCGTCGAATGCGAAGCCGCGCCATTGCGCGAGTAACGGCAGGGCAGACTTGCACTGGTTCGCGATCAAGGCGGCGCCGCCTATACCGAACCGCGCGTTCACGACACAGCCTTCACGCAGCAGCTGCTCCATTTCGCCTTCGCGCAGCGGCACGAGGATCACCCCGTCTCTTGCGCGCACCGTCTCCAAGCCCACTCTCGCCTCCATACATGTGATAATGTCCTTTATCACATGTAAGCGGGGTGGCAATTGCCAGTTAGCCCCTCGCGATCAAAACCGGATCAAATTCGCTGTGCGGTTCTCGGCCAAATGGAAGGCTGCACGACCGCCGTCCGGATTGCGATCGGTCACGGTGGCAGGCACTATCGCGCATGATAGCGGCGGTGAGGACATAGGATGGGAATGTGCAAGGCGGTGCTGGTGGCGACAGCGGTATTGCTTAGTGCGAGCGCCGCCCGCGCCGCCAATATGAAACTCGTTCCGATCGGAACAAACGCTGACGGCGCAACATGGGGTTTCGTTGATCTCGCGAGCATTCAAGCGATCGGCACCACTCGTACCTATTGGGCGCTTTGGGCGAATACAGCCAAGGAAGCAGCGCTTCCCCAGCACATCTACTACGCGATGCGACAGTTCACCGACGACTGCGCGGCCCACACCTCGCACTACACCTATGTGGCTTTCTACGATCATGCCGGCACGGTGCTGAGCCGTGCCGATCCCAAAGTCGCCGTCGCCCCGATCATTCCCGGAACCCTCGGCGCGGACATCGCGGCGCTCGTTTGCGAAGGCAAATCCCCGATCACCGATCAAGGGTTCGCGAGCATCGACGACGCCGTAGCTTGGGCGCGGACACAGGCACACTAATAGAAGAAGAGGCGGAGCGGCTTAGGCCAGCTCCACCTTCAGTTTCATCCCGACGCTGTTAGCAGCGCGGGCGAGCGTTTCCAATGTGATGTTGTGTTCTTCGGGATCCAGTACCCGGTCGAGCTGCCTACGGCTCGTGTGCATTTTTACTGCCATGGCCGCTTTCGTGAGGCGATGTTTCTTCATCGCCTCACGAAGCGAGAGCGCGATCACTCTCTTAATGGCCACGGCGGTGACGTCTTCGCGAATGCCTTCCTCGTCCAGAAAACTGTCGAGGGAGGTGAATTCGCTGGGATCACGAAAATCCCCAATCTCCACCATGTCGTCGTTTCTCCTACGAAAATTCGGCTCTACGTTTTTGCGCCAGATCAATATCGTTCGCGGGCGTCTTCTGGGTCTTCTTGATGAAGCCATGAACCACGACAATGTTACTCGACGCACTATGGTAGAAGTAGATGAGTCTCGCCTCCCGCTTGGAAGGCATGGAACTGCGAAGCTCCCAGAGATCACCTACCAGATGCCGACACATAGGCATCCCTAACGGATACCCATGTTGTAAAGTTGCCAAGTCCTCCCCGATTGTTTTTTTATCGTTAGCCGGAAGGCCTCGGATAAAGTTAAGAACGACCTCGTTACCGGCCTTGGTCTTATAAAATACGACCTGTTTCATGTCTTAAACGCCCCTTAATTCCAATTTTGTTTTCCATCCGATGTCCTCCACAATTGAGCCACCTTGGCTCCGTCCTAGGTCCCACTAATGGGAAAATGCCGGGCCTACGCCCGGCATGTGTCGATGTGCCATATATGGCGCATTTCGTCAAGAGGGTTGGTCGCCGAGCGACAAGCACGCGCGGTAGGCGTCCGCGATCGGTGAGGCTTAGAGCCGCTCAGTGACGTGGTTGAGCAGGACGTTGAGTGCGGCCGCCTCCTCGGCAGGGGTGAGCCCTAGCAGCGCGCGCCGCGAATAGCGCACCGCTTTCGCGCGGGGCGCGGGCTTGTCTTCGAGCCCGTCCTGGTGGATCTCCGCGATCGCCGCGATGCGACCGTCGAACCCGATCCAAGCTTCGCTCTCCGTCGCGCCGGCCTTCAGGAAGCGGGACGAGCTGAGCTTGCGGAACATGGCGCGCTCGCGGATCCGGCCCTTGCGGCGGAGCTTCCCGCCGGCACCGCCCTCGCCGGCAGGGACGGGGAGGAACTTCGCGATCTGCGCCCAATGGAAACTGCGGATCGCACCGACCTCGATGTCATAGCCGGTGACGAGATCATGCTGGCGGACCCAGCTCTTCATGAAGACAAGGCGGGGCTCGGCCGCGCCCTTCGGGTATAGGAACCGCAGCGGATAGGCGCCCGGCGCCGGCGGCGCCTTCTTGCGCCGCTTCACATAGGCGCGGCCGTCCGGATCCTGCTGGCGACCGATCCGCGCCCGCTGGCTCGCCTGGACGTGCCGCGCGACCTTGACCAGCGCCCGCCGGCGCTCGGCCGGCGCGAGGCTGGCCAGCATCACCGTCGCCAGCTTCTCGATCGCGGACAGATCCTCGCTCACTCGGGAAGCACCAGGCGCTCGCCGCTCTTCATGTCCTGCAGGATGAGCGTGCTGATCCGCACGCCTTCCGGCACGCCGTCCAGCGTATCGCGGAGCGGCTCGTCGGATAAGTGCGTCACCGCCCAATCTTCCCCCTGCTGCTCGACCTTCACGCGCTCAATCAGCTCGATCGAGATCTCGACGTCGCGCGTCTCCTGATCGAGCAGATCCACCTCAAAGGTGAAGGGCTCGGCATCCTGCCGCCGGAGCAGCTCCGGTTGGTTCTCCGCCACCCACGCGAGCAGGGGCAGGAAGATCAGGTCGAGGTCGCCGGCATAGTCCTGGACGACGATCGTTGCGGTGAAGCGATACTCGAACGACAACGTCGTCGAGCGGATCATGCCGATCTTCCCCTTGGCCACAAAGAGCGACAGATTCTCGGGGTTCGCGCGGAGGCCCGGCACGGCACCGACAAGCAGATCGCGCAGGGCCTCGACCTTCTTCATCGCGTCGCGTCCGCCAGCGGGCACGCGCCGGGGCTGTTCCATTCGACCAGGCGCCCGAGCTGGCCGACGACGGCGCCGAACGCGGTCATGACGCGGATCGCCGCGGTGCGTACCGCCGGCGTCATCGTCGCCTGCTCATCCTCCGGAAAGCCGGCGGGCAGGGCAGGGCAGGCGAGCAGATCGGAGGGCGGCGTATCGCGCACAACCACGGCGGCCGGCGCGTGCGGCGGTTCAGCGGCCGGGTGCGCGCAGCCCAGCAAGGCGGTTGAGAGCGCCAAACCAATCCCCACCAACCCGATTATCCGTACCGATGTTCGCATTTGCTTTCTCCATGGCTTCTGCTGCCGCGCGTGCGTCGGCGGCGATCTGGCGGGCGCGATCGGCGTCGCGCGTGGCCTTGGCTTCCCGATCTTTGGCGGCGTCGGCGAGGATCCGCGCCGTCTCGGCCGACACATCGCGTTCGTATCTGGCGAGGTCCGCGACGCGGGCACGGCAGGCCTCGCCGCGCGCGCCCTTCGCCGGCGCCAGCTCGGCGCCAGCCGATGCGCAGACGGTGTTGCCCCACGCGACCAGCTTGTCGCGATCAGCGCGGCCGAGGGCGCCCCACGCGTAGAGCGCGGCGGCAGCGACCGCGACGGCGAGGAAGGCAATGTAGCTGCGCTCGCCGGTGATCCATCCGATCACACGCTTCGCGATCGCGATCATGCCGACGCGCTCCGGTCCATCACGCGGTAGCGGATCTGGCCGAACACGAAGGCGCGCTGCGAGGGATCGGCCTCGACGATTTCCTGATAGCGGACGCCTTGCAGATTGTTCTGCGCTTCCACCAACACCAGCTCGCCGTCCTGCTGGCCGCGCGCGGCCATATAGGCCTTCAGCGCCTTCAGCGTGGCGCCGTCCGCCGAGATGCCGCCGTCCACGTCGAGGCCGCTCCCCTGAAGGTTGTTCAGCGACCGCTGCAAGAACTTGATCGCGGCCTTTGGCCCCATGTTCACGCCGGTATCGAACAGCTCGGCTGCGACACGCGGCGCGATCGCCGCGACCAGATCGAAGCGAGGCCCCGTCCAGTACTGACGACGGTAGATCGCGCGCGCGCGCTCGATCGGGAACACGCGCATGTCGCCAGTGTAGCCGTCGGCGCGTGCGACGGCTTGGGTGATCCCATAGCGCGTCGGCCCGCCGCGATCGGCGGCGTGGTTCACATAATCGCCCTCGCGCGCGATCACCTCATTGATGAGCTGGGTGTCGCTCTTCACTGGCTGTCCTCCTGCTTGGCGAGGCCCACGCGCTGCGCGATCGCGGCCGGGATCGAGCCGGCGAGCTGCACGACAGCCTCGGTGAATTTCGGGGTGGCCTTGAAGGCCACCATCGCCAGCACGAAGCTGATCGACTGGGTGACGAACCGGTCGAGGTGCAACCACGCGTCCAGGCCGCCCGTCACGTAATACGAGACGCAGATGCCGACCGCCCACTGAACGACGCGCTGCGACCAGCTCAGGCCATCTTCCCACGCCTGCGCCACGGCCGAGCCGATCGCGGCGGGAGCGAGCGCGGCGATGAATGCCCCGAGCGCGTGGACGATTTCGTCGAGGGGCTTGCTCATGCGGCTTCGCCGCTGTGGTTGTGCGTCATGTCAGTCCCAGATCTGGATGAGGGGGAGGATGGTCGGGGCGGCGGTGGTAGTGATCGGCACGCGCACGGCGGTGCCAAGGGGGAGGACGGGGCCGAGCTGGGCGAGGCCGGGGTTGGCGTCGAAGATCGGGCCGAGATCCTGCGGGCCGAGACGCATCTCGCGCCACAGCAGACCATCGACCGTATCGCCCTGCCTCGACTGCAAAACCCGATCGACCATCAGAGCAGCTCGACCGTGGTGCGCAGCTTGCCCATGATGTCGCGGACGGAGTGGATGCGATCGCGGCGCAGCTCGCCGATCGACGGATCGAGATCCGCGACCGCGCGATCGCCCTTGCCGGTCAGATCGGAGTCCCGATACCCTTCGATCAGCAGCGCCCGCGCCTCGGACGCCACAGCGCGGCGGTAGAGCAGCGCGAGACGGTTCTCCCCGTCCAGCTCGCGCGGGGAGACGTCCTCCAGCCGCGCGGCGCCCTCGGCCAAACGCTTGGCCTGCCAGCCTGCCAGCTCGATGCCCACCAGCATGATCCCGCCGAGGATCGCTTCGCGGAGCCGCTCGGCCGTCACGTCCTGCCGAATGCGGTAGCGCAGACGCAGCGCGGCCGGGTCGATGTCGGGGAACCAGCCGTCGTTGCGGATCTTCGGGCCATCGGCAGGCGGGGAGGGGGTGTCCGCGCCGCCGTCCTCGTTGGCACGCTGCGGCCATGCGGGGATGATGGTGGTGGTCACGGGCGGCTCCAGATGAAATCGGGGGTGGAGATCGGTGCTGGGGCGGCCAGCGGATCAGAGATCCGGTCCCGCCGGCGGCGATCTGCCCCCGAGCGCCGGGGGGCGAGCGGGTTAGCCGGCAGCGCCGGCGGGTTTCTTCTTCGCCTGCGCGCGCTTCGGCGCCGCCTGCGCGGGCTTGGGATCGGCGGCGGCGGGCTTCTCCAGCTCGGCCTGCGCGCGGGCGAGCTGGCGCAGCATGACGGTGACGCCGACGCGCTCATGGAGCGCGTGGGCGCGGCTGAGCTGAGCGTTGGCCCGCGCGATCGCGGCGGCCTTATCGTCGCCGGCGTTTCCGACCAGGCGCATCATCTCCACGCCGATCGCCTTGTGCAGCTTGGCGCGGATCTCGTCGTGCATGTCCTGGTCGCCGGTCAGCTCCTCGAGCTCCTCGAGGACATCGAGGGGGAAGATTTCGCCGGCACCCTGCATCTTGAGGGCGGCGATCGCGATCTCCTCGACGATCAACGCCGGCGCGGTGCGTTCGTAGCGAGCGGGCAGGGGCACGTCGTGGCGCAGCACATGGCGGACGAGGGGCATAGCGCCGGCAAAGTCGCTGGTGTCGACGCGCCAGATCATGATGGTCGGCAAAACTTCGTCGCCGGGGGCAACATCGCCGGCGGCGAGTAGCCCTTCGATCCACGCCGCATATTCGGGCAACATCTCGCGCTTGGCGATGATCTTGCGCTCGATCGACTGGATTTCCTTCAGACGGCGCAGATCGTGGGTGAGCCGCACCTTCATGGTTTTGGCGGCGGTGTCGGCACGGGAAGGGTGCCGGGCGGGCAGGGGAGAGGGCAAGGACTGCCCGCCCGACGCACCATGGCCTGCCGCGTCGCCATTCACGACAGTTTGGGCAGCAAGGATGCGCTCGCGATGCTTGCGGATCAGGCTCATGGTGATCTTGTCTCTGTGGAAAGGAGTGGAAGGCCGCGCCCGGAGACGCGGCCCCGCGCGATCAGGCGCGCTCGGTGTCGATGTTCTCGAACAGGGCGGCCTTGCCGAAGTCCTCGACCACGAAGGCGTCGTTCTCGCTCTCGTAGTTGGCCACCTGATCGAACTTGGGCTCTTCCTGAAGGAAGCGGCGCTGGCTGCCTTCCTGCACATAGAGCGACAGGTTGCTGAGCGAGGTGATCATCAAGCTTTTCGGCAGGAAGAAGGGCACGCGCACCGCCGGCAGGCCGCCGATCTGCTTGGACGAAAGGATCACGTCACGCGCCATCTGCTTGACCGGATCGTCACCGGAGGCATTGACGATGCGGAAATACTTGTCGTGGACCAGATCGCGGCCGACGACAGCGACCAGATCGGTCGCATCGCGGTGCCACTCGTCGAGCAACTCGATGCCGTCGTAGACCAGCGCGTCGAGATTGACATAGTCGCCGCCGCCGGCCGCGCGGATGAGGATCTTGCCCTCCTCCTTCTCGCCTTCCGACAGGACGCGATCCGGCGCGCTCTTCCGGATCTGTTCCAGCCAGCCGATGTTGACATCCTGAAGCAGCGGATAGTTGGTGAGGCTGGTTTCGGCCGCGACCTTCACGCCGTTGAAGCCGATCATGATCGCGTCGCGCGCCTTCTGCGCGAGGATCGCATCGCGGACGAGGGTCTGGAACTCCGGCCGATGCGCCCAGGCGTCGAGCCGTACATATTTAATCGCCGTGTCCGAGTTGGTCTTCTCGCAGCGGTAGCGGTTCAGGCTGGCATTGTCGGTCGGATCGATGGGCGTGCGTCCGGTGCTACCCGCCTTGGACGTGTCGGTACGGCTGGCGATGGGGCGGGTGGCACCGATGCCGAGCTTTTCGCCCTCCTGCTCCTTCACCGGGATCACGTTGATCCGGCTCATGAAGTCGCTGGACTGCCCGAGGCGCTCCACCAGCTTCTGGGTGATCGACGGGTCGACGGAGAAGGACTTGCTGGCGTCCTCCACGCCGTTCAGCTCCGCAATGCGGCGCAGAAGCTGGTTATACTGGAGACGGGTTTCGTTACGCATTTAGGGACAGGCTCCGATGGGGGGCAGGCGAGGAGAGGGGACGGCCGATCAGCAGTCGGTGAGGATCCGGCCCTCGCCGCCCGAGGCGGGCGACCGGCGGAAGCTCTTGTCCTCGGTGGTTTCGAGCTGGGTCTTGAGGTTGGTGAAGTCCGTCCGCAGCGCGGCCAGCGCCGCGTCGTTGGCGGTCGCATAGGCGCCGATCGCGCCGGTGATCAGCGTGCCAACCTCGCGGCTGAAGGCCGCCATGTCGAAGCCTGCGGGCGCGGCCGGGGGCGTCTCCACCTTCGGCTCTTCCGGCTTGGCGAAGCGCGCGGAGAAGGCATCCATCATGCCCTTGACCGAACGGAGGAAGCCGGCCTGGTCGGCGGTGACATCTTCGAATTCCAGCTCGACCGCTTCGTCGCCGGCCGCGAACACCGATCCCGGCGTCGAGCGCGAGAACTGGAGCGCCTGCGTACCGAGCGACGCCGGCGTGTCGGTGAAGGCGAGACCGATCATGCCGACCTTGCCGGAGCCGGCATAGGAATCGGTCAGCTCGACGGACGGGAACGGCTTCTGGTCGGTGCCGGGCTTGCGCAGCTTCACCAGCTGATCGTTGCCGTCGACCTGCGCGTAGAGAGCGCGGACGGTCTTCTTCTCGCCGGCGATCGTGATCTCGTCGTCCTGCGCCTTGACCGCGATCACGCTGCCGTAGCCATTGAACGGCGGCTCCGGGCTGTAGCCCTTCAGATGCTCGATGTTGATGCGCGGCGTATAGGCGTCCGTGCTGAACGTCTCGGCGATCTGGTCGATCATCTCGCGGGTGATCTTGCGGCCGTCGCTGACGGTCGAACCCTCGACGAAAGCGCGGAAGAACTTGCTTTTAGTCATGGGAGAGGACGGTCCCTGTAGAATTGATGCTGCGGACTTGCACTTGACCGCTCGACCAATCCTCGGATTGACTTCCTCTCTCAACGCGCTCGCCTTGTAGGGGCACTCTCTACAAATCCAGCATCTCGCGCGCGCGCGGGCCATGCCTAGTGATTTCCGGCATGGATCGTGCCGACCCCGTCATCCCGCCGCTGATGCCCCGCCTGCTCGACCCGCGCCGGCGGGCGCGCAGCCTGTTCTGGCTGGGCTGGGGCGTCACCGAGATCGCCGACGAACTGGAGCAGCTCGGCGTCCTCAACGACAAGGGCAAGCCGTACCCGCGCGCCACTATCGAAAGCTGGAAGCAACGGGAGGGGTGGGACGACGCGCCGATGATCCGGCGCATGGAAGACGCGCTGGAGGTGCGCTGGCAGGCACTCGTCCTGAAGGAGAAGAAGAGCCCCGCCGACTACAAGGAGATCGACCTCCTCGGCCGCCAGATCGCGACGCTGGCCCGCGTCCGCCGGTTCGAGGAGCCGGGCGGCCACGAAGGCGATCTGAACGAGAAGGTCGCCAACCGGAATGCCGGCCCGCGCAAGGCCGCGAAGAAGAACCACTTCACCGCCGAACAGGCGGCCGAGCTGCGCCGCATCTTCGAGAGCCAGCTCTATGGCTATCAGGAAACGTGGCTAGCCAATCTTCATCGGCGCACGCGATATATCCTGAAGTCACGCCAGATCGGCGCGACCTATTACTTCGCGTTCGAGGCGCTGATCGACGCGATCGAGACCGGCCGGAACCAGATCTTCCTGTCAGCCTCGAAGGCGCAGGCCCACCAGTTCAAGAGCTACATGATCGGCTTTGCGAAGATGGTGGGTGTCGTCCTCACCGGCGACCCGATGCGCATCACCAGCGAGCTGCGCCCCACGGACGAAGCGGCGGCTGAGATCATTTTTCTCGGAACCAATTCCAACACCGCGCAGAGTTACCACGGCAACTTTTACTTTGACGAATTCTTCTGGGTCCACAGCTTCGAGAAGTTGAACAAGGTCGCGTCCGGCATGGCGACCCACAAGAAATGGCGGAAGACCTATTTTTCGACACCGTCCACCGTGGCGCACGAGGCCTATCCTTACTGGACCGGTGAGCGGCGGAACCGGCGTCGGAAGAAGGAAGACCAGATCAAGATCGACGTGAGCCATGCCGCGCTTGCCGCCGGCTCGGTGGGGCCTGACCGAATTTGGCGCCACATCGTCACCGTCCACGATGCCGAGGCGGCCGGCTGCGATCTGTTCGACATCGAGGAGCTGAAGGACGAATATGCGCCAGACGAATTCGCCAACCTGTTCGAGTGCGATTTCGTCGACGACAGCCTGTCGGCCTTCAAGTTCAATGATCTCGTCAACGCCGGGTGTGACAGCCTGGTCGATTGGATCGACGTCGATCCCGACGCGCCGCGACCCTATGGCAATCGCCCGGTCTGGGCGGGTTACGACCCGCAGGAAAGCCCCGAAGGCGACAACGCGGCGCTGGTCATTGCGGCGCCGCCGACCGAGCAGGGCGGCTCGTTCCGGCTGCTGGAACGCCACCAGCTGCGTGGCCTTGATTACCAGCAGCAGGCCGAATTCATTAAGGGCATCCTGAAGCGCTACAACTGCACTTACCTTGGTATCGACAAGACGGGTGCAGGCTCCGGTGTTTACCAGCTATTGGCCAAAGCTGACAGCGGCGTGAAAGGCGTCGTGAAGATCGAATACTCTCTAGAAACCAAGGCGCAGATGATTATGAAGGCGCAAAACGTCATCCGCACTGGCCGGATTGCGTTCGATAGCGGCTGGGTCGATATCATTTCTTCTTTCATCAGCATCAAGAAGACGCTCACCACCAGCGGCCGTAACGTCACCTTTAAGGCTGGCCGGGGCGGTAGCGAGGGCCACGCCGATCTCGCCTGGGCGACCATGCACATCCTCATCAACGAACCGCTCGACGGCAAGGAAAAGCCGAAGGGCTCCATGGAGATCCTGTAAATGCTTGTTGTCGACAGCAGCCCGGCGCCGATCGAGCCCGACCCCGTGCAGATCGGCGTGCGGACCGGCTCGGCCGAGATATTCTCGTTCGGAGATCCGGAGCCGGTCATGTCGCGGCGCGACGTGATGGATCTGTGCGAGTGCTACCATAACGGCCGCTGGTGGGAGCCGCCGATCCCGCTTGAGGGGCTGGCGCGCGTGTTTCGCTCCTCGCCGCACCATGGATCCGCGATCCAGCTGAAGGTGCGGCTGCTCAGCAGCTCGTTCAAGCCGTCGAAGTGGTTGAGCCGGCAGGCGTTCGCGGCGGCGGCGCAGGACTATCTCGTCTTCGGCAATGCGTATCTTGAGCGGCGGACGAACCGGCTGGGCGGGTTGCTGCGGCTAGATCATGCGCTGGCCAAATATACGCGGCGCGGACTGGCCGATGGCGACTATTGGTTCGTCACCGGGTACAAGAAGGAGGAGCAATTCGCGCCCGGATCGATCGTGCAGGTGCGGGCGCCCGACATCAATCAGGAGATTTACGGCGTCCCCGATTATCTGAGCGCCCTGCAATCGGCGCTGCTCAACGAGGCCGCCACCCTGTTCCGCCGCCGCTATTACGAGAATGGAAGCCACGCCGGCTACATTCTCTATGCGACGGGAGATTTCGGCGATGGCGATATCGAGGCGATCAAGGAGTCGCTCCGGCAGTCGAAGGGGCCGGGCAATTTCCGCAACATGTTCGTGCACACGCCTTCGGGCAAGGAGAGCGGGCTCAAGATCATCCCGGTGACCGAGGTGGGCGCCAAGGACGAGTTTCTCGGCATCAAGAACGTCACCCGCGACGACGTACTGGCCGCCCATCGCACGCCGCCCCAGCTCCTCGGAATCGTGCCGACCAACGCCGGCGGCTTCGGCGACGTGAGCGTCGCGCTCGATGCGTTCAAGCGGTCCGAGATCCTCGCGTTGCAGAACGCGCTGCTCGACATCAACGACCAGCTCGGGGTGGAGGCGATCATGTTCGAGCCGATGACCGAGGCGCTGCCGAAGAAGTGAGGGTAGGGGCGGGCCGCCTGGACGGCGCTCCCGCCCCCCAGACGCCGGGACCATTCGGCCGCTGGCGCGTTTCTCCGTCATGGACCAGCCCAAGCCGCCGGCCGAGATGACGGATCAAGGGCTTCGCCGCGAGTGGGAGTGCCTCGACTGCGAAGTCGACACCGAGCGGACAGACGAGCTGGCGGCCGAGATGAGCAGGCGACAGATCGACTTCTAGCGCCGCCGGCCGCGCCGGCCTCAATCCCCGATGACGAAGCGGTGATGGTCACGCACCAGAGCTTCGGCCTGTCGGATCGCGTCGATCTCTTTGCGGGTGCCGGTCGGGGCGATCGACCAATTCGGATGAGGGTTCGCGCCGAGCGGGTGCCAAGCGACGCGGCCGACGCATCGGTCCCAGCGTGCCGGGTCGCCGCCGGCGGCGCCGGCCAGCAGCTCGACGAGGTACGCGCGCATTTCGGTCGCGGTCATCATGACAGAACGTCGGCCGGGGTGATCCGCTCCGGCAGGGCGCGGCGTGATCAATCGCGCGGCGGGTGGACCAGTCGCCGGCCGAGCCGCAGGATCTAGCCCACCTCGGCCTCTCGGCGCGCGGCTGGCCTATCTCGCCGCCCGCGCCGCCGGTCTATTTATCGGCATACCCCTAGATCGCGATATGCGGCCCGCTCAGCGCCTCGGCGGCGGGGGCCTTCCCGACGCACGCGGAAGCCTGTCGGCCCTCTCGCGCCCCCGCAGGCGGCCCAGCGTCGGCGCGGCGGCAGTCGAGATACGCCCCCAAATCGCGCGCTTTTCCCCCCTCCTCGCCCGCGCACTTTCCGAGGCGCTTTTGATGCGATTTAGCGGTCTGATGCGGCCCCGGTCCCACAGGGCCTATTTGGCGGGAGGTGGGGCCTGCGGCCGATGCGGTTTGATGCACCTGAAGGTGCCTTTTCAGCGCTTGTCCGAGAATAGCGCTTGCGGCCGGGCGAGGCTTCGCCGCCAGCTCCCCCTGGGAGCACCCGACCCGGCGCAGCCGGGGCGTCCACCAGCACTGCTTGGTGCGGCGGCGATGGCCTTGGCGGTGCGATGATGGAGCAAAGCGCGCGGCGTCTAGCCGCTCCTCTTATTCTTAACCCCTATGGCCCTGTATCTGGCCCCTCGGGGAATTCGCGTTAGACACAGAGAGAGATGCCCCCATTCGCCCGAGAATTTCCCGAAGCGAGTCATTCTCAACAAGTGCGCCGGGGAGTTCAGCCAGAGGCAGGCTGTCCAGCATCTCCTCCTTCTCCTCCTTGTGCGCAGCGCGCCGGTCCTCTTCGCAGACCGGGGCCGCCGGCCCCTTGCGGCCGCGAATGAAGTCCATGGCGAGCTTGGGGATCTTCAGCACATAGGCGTTGGAGATCTGCTTCACCTGCGGCCCCTTCTCGCCCTGCTGCGCCTCGTCGACGGGCTCGGCGCGGCGGACCCAATCAAGAAAGCCATGCTCCTTGAGGCGGGCGAGCGCGGCCACCACGGCTTTACGGCTGCGCCGGATCTTGGCGGCGATATAGTCGATCGCGGGATCGAGGCGCCCCTTCTTGTCGATCAAGAAATGCATGACGCGGTAGACCGCCAGCCCGATCTCACCGAGCGGCCCCATTCGCTCGCCCTGCTTGCGCATGTCGCGATCGTAGCGCTCGGCCGCTGTCAGGCGTTCCGCGACCGTCGCCACCTTCTTGTCGAGCGGCTTCCACATGGCGAGCGCGCGGCGATCGTCGGGGAAATAGCTGTGGCGCCGGACGGGCTGGCCCTTCTCGCGCTGCCCCTGTTGGGCGGCTGCGTTGGTGGCGATCTCGAACAGGGAGCGAGCGTTCATGTGATAATACCCGGTAAGCAAGGAACAAGAAAATGCGCTGGCGGCGATCAGTCGGGCGGCGCTGGCAGCGTCCGCTTTGCCAGCCCGGCCAGCAGCTCGGCTGTTTTGGCGTCCCGCCGCTCGCGCCACTGGCGTTCCTGCTCGGCACGCATCGCGCGCCCCAGCTCGGATGCCGTGGCCGTCTGCGGCCGGCGGAACAGCCGGATGAGCATCAGCCTTGAAGCGGTCGCGGCTGGCAAATGGTGACGGGATCGAGGGCGTTGATGCGGGTGATGATCTGCTCGGTCACCGCCCGCACCGTCGCCTCTCTGATGCGGCCAGCCTTGAGGCCGACCTGCATTTCCAGCCGGCCCAGCTCATAGGCGACGATCTGGCCGATGGTGGTCTTCGCCACCTCGACCGACAGGATGCAAATGTCGGTGCCGAGCGTGGCGGCGATCGGCGACGGGGTGGTGGCGATCACTCGGCCATCTCCGGCGCAAAGAAGGCGAGCGCCTGGTCAGCTACCTCGGCCGAGAAGTGGCGGTCGTTCGCCAGCACCAGATAGTCCGCGTCGATCAGGGCCGTGTGGATCACCTCCTGCACGCCCCGGCGGCCGCCGGCCTCGCCGATCGCGAAGGCCGTGGCGATCGCAAGGCCGAGCGCCGCCAGCGTCTTGCCGTCGTTGGCGAGGCTGCGATAATCATGCTCCAGCGCGTGCCGGCGGATCACCGCCTCGAACCGCGGATCGCGGCCCTGCCGCGCCTTGTGGACGAAGAGGTCGCGAAAGTTGCGCGGTTCGGCGACCACGGCGGCGCCGATATCGTCGCCCGTCCCGAAGTCGACGCCGACGAACACCGGCTGCTGGCTGGCGAGTGCGTGAACGATCGCGGCCGCGTCCAGCCGATCCGTGGTGGTGGCCATCACGCGGCCGGCGTTGGTGACTTCGAACGCACCGCCCTTCGCGACGGGATGGTAGCTGTAGCCGTGGGCGGACATCAGAAGCCTCCCCGAATGAGAGACAGGATCTCGGGCGCGGCGTCGATCAGAACCATGATAGCGACACCGACGACGGAGAGGATGGCGGCGGTGAGCAGCACCTCGATATCGCCGGGCTCGGCGGCAGCTTCGAAGCGGGCGGCAAGGCTGGGCTGGGCGCGCATCAGTTGAGCCCCTGCGCAGACACCGGCTCCGCCGGATCACCGGGTTTCACGGCGCCCGAAAGCTTTCGCAGATCCGCATCAACGATCGCTTGTGCGGCGCCGGCAGCATCCAGCAGCAGTTCCCGGCGCCCGACGTGATCTGGTGCCCCGACTATGCCGTCGCGCTCCATCTGCTCGACCAAGCGGGCGGCCGAATTGTAGCCGATCCGTAGCTGGCGTTGGAGGAAGGAGGTCGAGGTACTGCCTTGGCCGGTTACGACGCCCACGGCGGTGACATACAGGTCGTGCAAGTCGGCGCTGGGCGGAGATGCCGGCGGCGCAGGATCGGGGCGGCGATCGGGCGCGCGGGAGATCCGAGGCCTGCTCGGCTCACTGTCCATGCCCAGCGCGGTCTTGTAGGTTTCGAGGAGCGATTCCGCCTCGTCGCGGGCGCCCTTCTCCATCTTCCGCAGCCGGACGATGGTGCGCATCGTCTTGGGGTCGTAGCCCTGCGATTTCGCTTCGAGGTAGACGTCCTTGGTGTCGTCCTGAAGGCCTTTTTTCTCTTCTTCGAGCCGCTCGATGCGCTCGATGTAGAGGCGGAGCTGGTCCGCTGCGATGTTGCCGTCGGACATTATGCAGCCCTCACTGTCTGGGGTGTCGCCATCGCCCGCTCACAGACGGCGGCCGATGGTGCGTCGGGGAAGATTCGCGAGACGAGTATCCGTGCGAGCGCCAAGTCGCCGGCAACGAGCGCGCGGACGAAGTCGGCGAGATCGCCGGCGTCGGGCGCCTCATAGAAATCGCCGTCACCGCAGAAAGAACAGGTCATCGACACGGCCTTTCAGTGCCGGGTGGCCGACGCGGTCGGCGCGGCCAAGGTGCGGAGGAGACGCGGGTTGATGGGCAGCACGGCGACGATCCGATCGATGTAGGCATCGGTGGGGAGGTGGCGGCCGTCCTCGATCAGCGAGAGGACCAGGCCGTGATGACGGGTGGTGGCGGCGTTGCGCGTGATGCGCTCGGCCGTCTGCTCGATCGTCAGGCCCGCCTGGATCCGACTGGCGCGGACGAAGTTGCCGAGCTGCTCGCGGCGATCGTCGGCATTGAGGACGTGGATCACCGGCGATCACCAGTCTGGGCGGCGATCGTCACCAGCAGGAACGGCGCTGCGATCAGCGCCAGCACGATGGTGGCGCAGGCAATGAGTCTCGACTTCGTCTTCTCTCGGTTGGCCATGGTGTGATGTCTCCGGGCAAAGCGAAAGCGTTCGCGCCGAAGGGGGCGCGTCGCGGGTGGTCGGAAAGGAGGTGGACCCTGCGGTCCGGCTAGGCGGTGCTGGTCATCAACGGAGCCAGAAGATCGCCATGATGGGGATCAGGTTCGGGATCGGAGCGCTTGGCTGGCGCGAGGCGGCGGACGCTGGCATCCGACGCGATCTCGGCCGGTGCGCCGGCGGGACGGAGTTTCTTCAGGCTGGGGCGGATCACCCGCACCACGGCCACCTGCGCGAGAAAGCTTTCCTCACATCCGGGATCTTCGCAGACGTAGCGCACCTCGCGCACGGTCGGTGTCACCTGCTCGCTGGTGCGTGCGATCGAGCGAGCGCCGCACGTCATGCAGGCGATGCCGGGGATGCGCTGGCGCTTGAACGACCTCACGCGGCGCTCTCTTCGAGCATCGCCATCAGCCGGCGGGCGAGGCCGCCCATATGCGCCACGCCCTCATGCACCTCGACCAGCGCCCGGCGGATGTCGGGTTCCGACACGTCGCCGCCGAGCACCTTGATGCCGGCCGCAACAGCTTCGCCGCATTCTTTCGACACTTCAGCCAGCTCGTCTGCCAGAGCGCCGCGCGATGGCGCGGTTGTCATCGCGTCGATCATCGCGGCAAGGGCTGTCTGAATGGGAGGATAGGTGCCGCCAGCCTGAATATAGGCCGCGTCGAGCGTAGCGGCTTCGATCACAGACGGCGTACGCGGATCGCCCTCTTCTGCCCAATAATAGACTATCCGGCTGCTTTTATTGACCAACAGTGCCGCTTTGTCGGCTCCGATCAGGCCAACCACCTTTTGGACTGCGCCGGGAATGCCCAGCGTATCGCGCTTGAGTGTCATGCTCGTTAGCGTCCGTTCACAAAAAAGTGGCGATTGCAGGGGACATTACGGACCCGATTATTCATGATCGGCGTTCCCAACCGGCGATCCACCGAGTCGCTGATCGATGTCGTCCAAGGCCCCGTCCTTGAGGTCGAGGAGAATGGCGATGCGGTATGATTGCCCTCGGGTGCAGGGCCGATGGCCTGACAGCACTTCGTGAACGAGTTTGATGTCGAACCCACGCCTGCGAGCCCAATCCGATATGTTGGTACCCGATAGCTCGATGCGGCGCCGCGCCGCCGCAACCCGCGCAGGATCTAGCCCCTTGCGCTTGGTCGACCCTTCTTCGGGGGAGACTTTTGATCGCGACATGTGCAACACACTCGGCAGTGGAAACGAGTGGAATAATACGCACACTCGTGCGTGTTATCAAGAGGACATTGCACATTTGAGCGTATTTTGCAGACGTCTCCGTTCTGAGCGGAAACGCCTCGGCCTTAATCAGGCCGAAATGGCGGCGCTCGGGCAGGTGTCGTTGAGAGCGCAGACCAATTATGAGAAGGGAGATCGCGCGCCCGACGCCGATTATCTGGCGCTTTTGGCAGGCGCTGGCGTCGATGTCGGCTTCCTTGTAACGGGCACCCCCAGCGGCAATCTGGCTCCGGCCGGCGATGCCGATTGGGTCGGCAAGGTGCGGTTGGCCTCCGAGACGGACCGGGCCACGATCGCGCGCGTGATCGCCGCGATCCTCAACGACACCGCCGGCAGCACCAACCCGGCTGACAACCTTCCGCCCGAGATCGCGCTGATCGAGATGTTCGACACCATCCTGTCGACAATCGATCTGACGCAGCCACGCGAAGAGATCGCGAAGCTGCTGGCGCAGTCGCTCGCGCCCGGCTTGCGGGGCGTGGAAGGCCCGTTGGAGATCGAGGAGCATGACGGCGCCCACGACGACAATCATGGAGAGCTGCCCCTCACCCGCCGCGCCTGACGGCAGCGCGGCGGGTGAGGAGGCATCACCCCACAGCCACCAGCGGCTCGCCGCCCGCCCGGTTGCGGCGCACCCATGGCATTGCCGCCCGGCTCATCCGATCCACCTCCTCCAGCCTCGCGCTTGCCGCACGCAGCTCGGCGGCCAGAGATACCGAGGGAACCGGATCGAGCCGGCCACGCAAGGCCTCGACGCGAGCACGCGCGTCCTCCCGAAGATTCATCAACACTGAACAGCGCACCTCACACCGAGGGCAGCCGACACGACACTTCGCCACGCCACGATACACATTGGACCCACTCACTCCACGCACCTTCGTTCCTGTTTCGTTCCGATAGCCCTGCTCGCCCCCTGTAGGAAAGGGGAAGATGCTGCGCGCTCCCGCCACGATGACCGCCTTTGCCGCATGGCTTTTAACAGAGATAAAATATGTCTGCAAAACTAGATACGCATCCGAAACAAGTTGTTGCAAAGGCCAAGCAGAGCCGGCGCAAGATGGTAGCGATAGGCGCCTCTATCTTCGCAATGCTCGTTCTTTTCCCCGTCATAATCACCGCTATTGGCAACCATGGCGACAAGTCCGCATCTTCTATAACCGACTCGCGGGCTGCTATAGCCAAGAGCGCTGTACCCGTAAGTAGTTCGGTCGTGCTTGGGGCCTACTCCGCGCCGGTTCTCAATATCGCAATCCGCGTCACCGCCGGCGACGACGGCATTATCGCCTTCCACGCCGCGGCGGATGCGATGGCGACGATCGCGGCCGACGTGGCGGCGGGCCGGCCCCTCGCGAAAGGTCCGGTCACAAGCATCAATGTCGAGATCGCGGCGGGGGATCGGCGCATCGCCCATTTCACAGCGCAGGCGGCCGAGCTGGCCGACCAGGCGCGCCGTGGGCTGTCTGGCGACGAGATCCTTGCCCGCGCCCATGAGATCGGCTTCTGGACCGCCGGCAACGAGCAGCTCGCCCGCGCCTACTGCGCCGCCTACCCCGTTGCGGCGGCATTTTGCGCGCGGCTTTAAGGGTCGGCCGACAATGATATCGCGCCGCCCCGTCATGCCGGCTCATATTTGACAGCGGTGCTGAAGCCTTGGTCGGTGACCGTATGCGTGACCTCACCGACCAGCCATTTTTGCGCATCGATCTTCGGCTTGAACCCGCGCACCGTGGCGTGCTGCTCCGGGTAGACGTCGCCGCGCCCCAGCGCCATCGTATGATTGAAAGTTGCCGGAAAGCGCTTGCTGCGGGCCATCGCCGCCTTCGCCGCGCGCTCGGCCGCCTCCTTGGTGGCGTAGACGCGTGACAGGTGCTTGGCGTGCTTCTTCTCGCCGACCACAGCGCGCTCATGCTTGGCTTCGCCCCGATCGTGATAGGAGGCGGTGACGCCCGTCACTTCCTCGCGCTTTTTCACCTCGTAACTGTGCTTATCGCCATCCCGCCGGTTGATGACGAGGGCGGGCATCTTCTTGCCGCTGGCGGTGGTTCCCGTGCCCTTGCGCGAGAAGACGAGTTTGCCCGCCTTGATCTTCGCGACGGCGTCATGCTCGCGGCCGAGGCGGCGCAGGAAGGCTGCGTCGCTTTCCCGGCTCTGATGCACGGCATCAACGTGGATCGCATCCAGATCGGCGGAGATATGCGGCGTGAGCTTCTGCCTATGCGCGACATCGCGGACCACGTCTCCGAGAGTCTTGCCGTGCCACGCCTTCGATTTCCGCGTGCGCAGCGAGCTGGCCGCCGTGAAGTCCGCAGAACGCGCGCGGATGGTGATGATGTCCGGCGGACCACTATGGCTCACCTCATCCACGGTGAAGCTACCCTTGTCGATCAGGCCAACCTGAACATCCGGCCCGGCCTTCCAACCGATCCAGACATGGACGGTGACGCCGAGGCTGGGGATGTCGACGCGGCCGTCGGTGTCGTCGATCACCAGATCGAGCTGATCGGCCTCCTCGGGCTTGTCGTTGATGCTGAGCGACACGAGACGAGGACGGGGGCGCCCGGCGCTGTCCTTTGTCCCGGTCCGCAAAAAGCCAGTGATATCCTTTCCATCTACGGTGACGCGGTAATCGGACTGGTTGGCGACGACGACGGTCACGCCTTCGCCTCCACGTCATCAACGCGGGCGAGATCGAGGCCGAAATCGATCTTGCGGGCCTCGCCATTCGGAAACCAGTGCCGCGTCCGCTCATCCAGATTTTCGATGACGAACGAGCCCAGCACGCGCCCGGCGCCGTCGATCAGCGGCCAGATCCCGCCCTGATCGCCCATCTCGCGGAGCTGATCGAGTGAGGCGCGGCCGTCCTGCAATTCCGCCCATGCAGTGCCGTTGATCGAGATGATATCGTCACCGGGGCCGTTGAACTGGTTGGCCGCCCGCGCACCGACACGCGGCTGGCGCTCATGCTTCCACGCGGTGCGCCTCACCAACTCGTCGTGGAGCAGCGTGTCGATCTTGAAGACGAAGGTGCCGAGAGAGAGGATGGCCGTCATGTGTCAGTCCCAATCGGGGGTGTCGGCATAGCTGGAGCGCTGGGCGGCGCCCTGCTGACGCTCGCGCCGGTCGATCTCGTCGGCGACCATCTTCGCCAGATCCTGCGCGCTCTGCCCCGCTTGCTGGTTGATCGTGATATTGAACACGCGGCTGGTGGGAGCGGTCGCCCCCCCTGCCCCGCCGGCGCCCGCCGCACCGGACGGCGCGGCGACGGCCGGAACGGCGGCTCCGATCGCCAGCGCCGCACCGATCTGGCGCGACAGGCCGCCAAGCCGCTGCTGGTTGCCGGCGCCGCTCATCTGGTCGGTGAGCTTACGGGAGAGATCTCCGATCCGCTGGGTCGGCCCATCGGTGCCGGCGTCGATCCCCTCGCTAAGCCCCTCCATCATGAAGCCGCCGAAGCCCATGAACACGCGCGACGGCGAGTGAATGCCGAGCCGTTCCTTGAACCAACCAGCGGCCGCGCCGGCGGCGCCGACGACGGTCGACTTCAAGGCCGCCAACTTGCCAGTGATGCCGTCGATCACGCCTTGGATCAGATGGCCGCCTAGCGCCGTCCATTCGGAGATCTTCGCGCCGATCGCGGCGACGGCTCCCGAAAAGCCATCCGAGATGCGCTGCCAGAGCCCGCTGAAATAGGCCCCGATCTCATCCCACTTCGACCATAGTGCGTAGCCGGCAACGCCGAGCAGGGCGAGGCCCGCGATGATCGCGACGGCGATGCCGATGGTTGGCAGCAAGGCGAGCTCCAACGCGCCGGCAGCGAAAGAGAGCGCGGCGAACGGAGCGAGGAGGCCAGCGATGACGATCGCGCCGCCGCCCAGCACGACGAACAGCCCGGCCATGCCGATCGCGGCCAACGCCAGCCCCCTGACCAAGGTCGGGTTCTTTTCCGCCCAGCCCGCAAACCGATCGGCCAGCTCACGAGCCTTGTCCGCCAGTGGATCGAAGACTGGCTTCAACTGCTCGCCCATGACGACGGAGAGCGTCTTGGCGCGGATCTCCAGCGCCTTCGCCTTCTCGGCGCTGTCGTTCATGCGCTCGATGAAGTCGGTATCGGTCACGCCGTTGGCGGCGCCAGCCTCTTTCCGGATCCGGCGATACTCGTCCATGTTCTGGATGAGCGGGCGCAGGCCCTGCTGCACCTGCGCATCGCTGTACAGGGTGGAGAGTTTGCTGAGATCGCCCTTCAGGGTTCGGTTGGTGATCTCAGCGAGGGCCTCGATCGGCGTCTTGCCCTCCGCATACGCCTTCTTCAGCGCGGCCGGGAGATCGACGTTGTAATTCTTCTTGAACGCGCGGACGGTGTCGGGCGACGCCAGCTTCTGAAGGACATTCTGAAGGTTGGTCGCTGCCGACGCAGCGTCGCCTGCTCCCTTTCGGGTGATCTGCAAGGCGGCGGACAGATCCGCGACCGCGCCGACACCCTTCTGCCCGTAGCCCTGATAGGCGGCGGTCAGCGTTGGGAAATACTGCGCCATATCCTTGATTTCGAAGGCGCCGGCCTTTCCGGCCGATGCCATCACATCGATCACCTTGGCGGTCTGATCGATCGGCACCTTCAGGTTGTCCTTCGCCGCGAACGCAGCGGCGGCGAGGTCAGCCATTTCGGCCTTGTAGGCGGTCGCGGCGCGGCCGATCGGCGTCACCATCTGCTGCGCGTCGGGCACGGCGAGGCCGAAGCCGGCGAGCGTATCCACGCCTTCCTGAATGGCCTGCGGGAGCTGGTTGGCCGCCTTGGCCGCGCCGAGCAGCTCATGGCCCATGCCGGCTGCCGCCGCACGCGACATATCCGCCTTCTGAGCGATGTCGGTCATGCGGCTTTCGAATTCCATCGCTTCCTTGCCAGCAGCGATGATCGGTGCGGCCATCACAACGCCAGTGCCGATCGCGGCGGCGCCGCCGGCGGCGAGGGAAGCGGCGCGACCATTGACGCGGTCGAATCCTTCCCGGCCTGCCGCCATGCGCTGCTGGCGCTGCTGGAGCAGCTCCAGGCGGCGGGACTGCTGCTCCAGCTCGCGCGTGGTGCGGCCTGCCTGATCGCGCAGATCCCGCTCATGACGCGCCAGATCCCGCGTCGAGATGTTGGCCGCATTCAACCGATCGCGGAGCTGCTGGAGCTGGCGAGCCTCCTGCGCATGGCGATCCTTGAGCGCCTGCGCTTCCTGCTTGGCCTTGGCAAAGTCGCGCGTGAGTTGGCGGGTAGGGGCGCCCGCCTGGTTCATCTGCTGGGCGAGCTGGCCGACCTTCGTCCGCGCCGTCTGCAATTCCGTCTCAGTCGAGCGGAGCCCCGCCTTGAGCTGGCGGAACCCGCCGACATCGGCCTGCGCGCGCTCGATCTCCTTCAACCGATCGCGCGTGGCCCGGAGCGCCTGTGCGGCCTTGGTCGATCCGCCCGCCATATCGCGCAGCGGCCGAGTGACCTTGTCGCTCGCTTCAAGG